CCTGCTGCCCGAGCGATGGAAGACATTGAGATGGAGGGACTGACTGTCGATCTCGAGGCGATGGAAGAGATTGGCCTAGAACTCCTGCAAGAAAAGGTAGAAATTGAAAAGAGACTGAATGAGATTGTAGGAAGGAAGATCAATTGGAATGCGCCAGGTCAGGTTGCCAAGGCTCTTTACGATGATCTAGGTTTGGAATGTCAGGAGTGGACAAAGAAAGATAATCCCTCAACATCGGAGACTGCACTACTCGATCTGATAGGAACACACGAGGCAGTCGATCTGCTAGTACAGTACCGGGAACGAGCGAAGTTCATCAGTACCTACATCAAGGGCTTTAAGAAATTCATGATGGGAGACAGGCTCTATGTCAGTTACAAGATACATGGTACAGTTACGGGACGCTACTCATCTCGCATTCACTCTATCCCCAGAGATGGCAAAATTAGAAATCTCGTTACCGCTCCGCCAGGATGGAGATTTGTCCAAGGCGACATCAGCCAGGCTGAACTCCGAATTGCAGCGGCTGCTTCAGGTGACCTCGAGCTTAGAAGATGCTTCACCGAGAACATTGATGTCCATTGGCGAACGCTTATGCACACTCTTACGTCAGCGGGGCTCGGAGAATATGTGCGGCATCTCAGAGAAACGGCAGGACACTTTTCCGAAGATAGACTTACCCTTACCGAGTCCGCCGACCTTGTAATGGAGGTAGGCCCTGAGGAATGTCAGGAGCTCTGGCCAGGATGGAAGGAAGCGAGAAAGAAGGCGAAGGCCATCAACTTCGGATTCATCTATGGAATGTACGAAAAGAAATTCATGCAGACAGCGAGGGTCAAATACCAATGGAACGCTACCTACAAGGAAGCTCACCGAGCACGCGAAGCCTATTTCAGTCTTTACAGTCAGTTGAAAGATTGGCACAGCAAACAGAAGAAGCTCGCCAAGCTCAATGGCTATGTCAGGAGCCTCAGCGGTCGCTTGCGGAGATTACCGGGCATCACAGCTCGGGACAAACACGTTCGCATGGAAGCACAGCGGCAAGCTATCAACAGCCCCATCCAGGGATTCATTGGCGACTACAAAGCTATGGTGATGGTCGAGGTACACGAGACTGTAGACCGTTCGAAGTTTCGAGTCGTCGGTGAACACCACGATGCGATCCTAGGAATGGTGAAGATAGGTCACGAAGATGAAGTCTTACCGAAGGTATTGAAGATTATGAGGAAGCCCGAACGGATGAAGACTTTTAAGATCAAATTAGGTTTGCCCATGGAAGGAGAACTAGAAGTAGGACCTTGGGGCAAGGGAGAGAAATATGTTTACAACGGCGAATGAAGAGGCGTAGAATCGAGCGCCCAGGAGAAAAACCAATGGCACATGTAAGTTGGAGTGAAGTCAATCTGCATCGGAGATGTCCGGCAGCCCATGACTATCGCTATGTTCAACGGCTGCAGCGTAAGCGGCCTATCATTCCAATGCTCGTGGGGAAAATACTTCATGAGATGTTGGATACCCACGTCAATGCTAAGAAGTTCAATAACATCACCAAAGACGCTTGGGATGTTCTGGAGGAGTACGCTCAGGAGTATCGTAAATTCTTCGAGGAAGAGCGCGAAGAACATGGGGACATCCCTGGAAACTGTGAGCGACTCTTTCAGTCTTACCTTCGTACCTACAAAGACGATGATCTAGACTACGAGGAATCAGAGGCGTTTGTCGCTACTGACATCTCTAAGGAACTTCGGTTTGTAGGATACATCGACAAGGTCGCAACTGATGAGGCTCAACGTCGCTGGCTAATGGACCATAAGTTCCATAAGAGTATTCCTGACGCTGAGCATCGCTTTCATGAGTTGCAACTAATTCTATATCTGTGGGCTTGGAACCGATGGAACAGTGATCGCCCAGCTGACGGTATCTGTTGGGATTACGTCAGAACTGCGCCACCGACCGAGCCCACAGTTCTAAAGAGTGGAGAGCTATCTCAGAAAGCAAGTATTCGCTGCGACCGATCAACCTATGAAGCTGCACTCAAGCGGGAACATTTAGATCCAAAACCATACGCTAAGTTCCTCAAGCACCTCGAGAAGAATGATGCAATGTTCTTCGAGCGAGTATATCTACCGGCGCCTAAGAAGGCTCAGATAGAAGCCGTAGTCGAAGACTTCCGAACAACTGCTCTTACCATTCAGCATATGAAGGGGATCGCACCTCGACATATGAGTAAGTTCAACTGTCAGGGATGCGAATTCAAACAGCTTTGCGAGGCAGAGGTTCGAGGACTCGATGCCAAGTTCGTAAAGAAGGCTCATTATCAACCACGGGAGAAATTCAGTGGCAAAAAAGAAAGTAAAAAGAAAGGCAAGAAGAAGCGCGCCAAGCGGAAGTAGGATTGGTAAGCTGATTCATCCAGTGGGTGAGACTTCCAATAATCAGGTTGCGTTGGTGTATGGCCGATCAGGTACAGGCAAGACTCGGTTTGGGTCGACATTCCCTCGCCCGATACTGTTCCTGGACATCAACGAGCGAGGCTTGGATACCATTCGCAAGGAGAAGAATATTGACGTCTTGCGATGTCAGGTATGGGAAGACTTTGAAGATGCCTTCTGGTATCTCGAGGAGGGAACCAAGTACAAGAGTATCGTCATTGACCAGATCACCAATCTCCAGGACTTAGGAATGGGAGAAGTCCGAGAACGGGCTAAGAAATCTCAGTCCGAGCTGTTCACCAGGAAGAACTGGGGAGAACTGTCCGGTCTACTGAAGACATCTCTCTCGAACTACCGAGGCTTGGTGGATCAATACAACCTGTGTCTAATCGCTCATGAGCGAATCTTTGGAGGAGGCGAGGAAGAAGACGAAGCTTTGGAACCGTCAGTAGGTGCCAGGGTTATGCCGAGTGTAGGATCATTCATTGATGGAGCAGTAGACATTATTGGTTCCACTTACATCAAGGAATCATTTTCAGGGAAGGGGTCAAAGAAAAAGAGGTCTGTGGACTACTGTATGCGCATCGGTCCCCACGCCTTCTATTCAACCAAGGTGCGCAGACCAGTCGAGGCAGGTCCACTTCCTGATTTTATTGTTGATCCTACATTCACGAAGGTCACCAATCTAATCTCAGGGAAGATGACCCCTGCCAAGAAAAAAGTAACCAAGAAGCGTAAGAAAGTAAGGAGAAAGTAAATGGCAAGATCGAAGAAGAAAACCCGCAGCCGGAAGAAGAAAAACACAGTCAGTGTCGACTTTGAAGGCGTCGAGTCCGGTGGTGGAAAGCCCGTGCCGGATGGAAACTATACTGCAACTCTGCATAGTGTTGAAGAGAAAGAAGGAGAAAGCAGTGGTGAACCATACCTGTCCTGCCGCTGGAAGATCGCAGGCGGCAAGTCTGATGGTGCCACCGTGTTCGACAACATCTCGCTGCAGCCTCAGTCCCTGTGGCGATTCCGTACTATCCTGGAATGTCTCGGCCTCGAAGTCAAGGAAGGCCCGATGGACATCGACATAGATGACCTAGTAGGTGAGGAATGCGGAGTTGAAGTTACCAACGAGGAGTGGGAAGGCAAGGATAAGCCTCGCATTACCGGCTTCATGTCTGAAGGTGAAGAGGAGGAAGAAGAAGAAGACGAAGAAGAAGAAGCCGAAGAAGAAGAGGAAGACGAAGACGAAGAAGAAGAAGAGGAAGCGCCACCGAAGAAGAAGCGTAAATCCCGAGCCAAGAAGATTCGCGAGGGCTCCAAGGTTACATTCACTGACGAGGAGGGCGACAAGGTCAAAGGTGTCGTCACCGAGATAGAGGATGAAACTGCCTACGTTGAAGATTCTGCAGGCGATACCTGGGAAGTTGAGTTATCTGAACTGAAGGCTGCATGAGCCTAAAGACAACTCTCAGGGGTTATCAACGTGAAGCCGTTAGAAAAGCACTATACCACAGCGGCTTCGCGTTTTTTCTCGAGCAGCGCACAGGGAAGTGCCTCTGCTCCATCGCTGTTGTAGACGAGGTCAAACCCGATGTTGTTCTCATTATCTGTCCTAAAAAGGCCCTGCGCGTTTGGTCTGATGAATTCGCTAAGCACCTTGAACTGGACTGGGACTGCTATATCCGCTACGTTCACTATGAAGCGTCAGCAAAAGAAGCACAAGACCGTAGGCGTTACTATCGCCTGGCCGACAAATGGAAACGACAAGGACGTTCCATTCTGGTCATCTGTGATGAGGCTCATCGTATTAAGAAAAGGGGTACTCGACAATCTCGCTTCGTCCGAACTCTTGGAAAGCGTGCCTCGTATAGACTTGCTCTTACCGGAACCCCGATTGCGCAGGGTCACAAGGATGCCTGGGCTGTCTTCAACTTCATCCAGCCAGAAGTGTTTGGAAAATGGGAAGACTTCCAAGATTGTTACCTTAAGACCAAGACATTCCTCAATCGACAGAAAGGAGTCGAGTACACCAAAATCATAGGCACCAAGAATGAAGAAGAATTTCTACAGCTCTTTCATGAGTATTCCTACCGAATCACCCTTGCTGAGGCCAAGCGTGCTGAAGGCGGCACAGCAGCACGAATTGCTTCGAGGAGAGTTAGGTTCGATCTCAAGCGTTCATCGTGGGGCATCTATAACGAACTCAAAGAAGACCTCGAGACAGTCGTGAATGGCCATGCTGTGAGCACTCCCCTGGTACTGACGCTGACGATGAAACTCCAGCAGATAGCCGGAGGATACG